ATTTCCTGCAGGTGATCATGATGACTTGGTTGACTCAACGACACAAGCGCTGTTAAGATTCAGGCAGGGTGGATGGATTAGAACAACTATGGATGATTGGGATGATGAACCCAAATACAGAAGACCAGTTGAATATTACTAGGGAAAAATAAAATGGCTATTGAAAAACCTTTGACACCAGTACCAAGTTTTGATGATTTCAAAGATGAAGCGGATGCAGAGATAAGTATCGAGGTTACAAATCCTGATGCAGTATCTGTTGAAACAGAAGATGGTGGCATGGTAATAGATTTTACTGGAGAGCAAGTAGAAGACATAATGGGTGGTGAGTTTGATAGGAATCTTGCCGAAGAGATAGAAGAAAATGATTTACATGAAATAGCATCAGAACTTATATCAAGTTTTAATGCAGACAGACAATCCAGAAGCGAATGGGCAAAAAGTTATGTTAAGGGATTGGATCTTCTTGGCATGAGAATAGAAGAGAGACAACAGCCGTGGGCCGGATCATCTGGTGTGTTTCATCCAATACTTACAGAATCAATAGTCAGATTCCAAGCACAGGCTATGGGTGAGATATACCCTGCTTCTGGGCCAGTGCGAACAAAGATACTTGGTAAGTTGTCCGTAGAAAAAACAGAACAGGCTCTTAGAGTTGAAAATGAAATGAATTATCTTCTAACAGAAGAGATGACAGAGTATCGTGACGAAACAGAACAGATGTTATTCAAGCTACCATTAGCAGGATCTGCATTTAAGAAAGTTTATTATGATCCGATTATGGAAAGACCATGTGCAATGTTTGTCCCTGCAGAAGATTTTGTTGTTTCATATGGGGCATCTGATCTTATGACATGTGAAAGATATACACATGTAATGAAGAAAACATCAAACGATATTGTGAAGTTACAGAATAATGGCTTTTACCGTGATATAGAATTACCAGATCCAGAGCCTGACATGTCAGATATACAGGAAAAATATGATGAATTAGATGGCGAAACAGCCACTATTGAAGATGATGATAGACATACACTCCTCGAAATGCATGTAGATATGGAGATGCCAGAGCCATTCAAGGAAGATGACGGTGTAGCAAGACCATATGTAATTACCATAGATAAATCATCAAAAGAGATATTGTCAATTAGAAGGAATTACTACGAAGATGATGAAAAGAAAAAGAAGCGACAATACTTTGTCCACTACAGGTACCTCCCCGGGTTGGGCTTTTACGGTACAGGACTTATACACCTCATCGGGGGACTTGCCAAAAGCGCAACCTCAATCCTCAGACAACTTATCGATGCCGGTACGTTGTCGAATTTGCCTGCTGGTCTTAAGGCTAGGGGTCTTCGTATCAAAGGTGATGATTCGCCTCTCATGCCGGGTGAGTTCCGTGACGTTGATGTCCCGGGTGGTGCCATCCGTGATGCTATTACTTTCATTCCTTACAAAGAACCGTCATCGGTATTGTACCAGTTACTCGGAAACATCGTTGACGAAGGAAGAAGAATAGGATCGGTAGCCGATATACAGGTTGGGGACATTAACGCCCAAGCTCCCGTAGGAACAACACTTGCTCTTATGGAAAGATCAATGAAAGTTATGTCTGGTGTACAGGCTAGACTTCATGCAGCTTTGAAGAATGAGTTAAGGTTACTTGCATCTGTGATTAGAGATTATATGGATGACAAATATGCATATGAGATGGAAGGTGAGTTCTCAAGAACAAAAGACTTTGATGATCGCATAGATGTAATACCAGTATCTGATCCTAATGCAGCAACAATGTCACAGAGAGTTATGCAGTATCAAGCAGCATTACAACTAGCACAACAAGCTCCACAACTTTATGACATGGGTAAACTACACAGACAGATGCTTGAGGTTCTAGGTATACAAGATGCCAGTTCAATTATTAAATTACCAGAAGACATTAAACCTGCAGATCCAGTTACAGAAAACATGGCTATGCTTAAACAAGAGCCAGTAAAGGCATTTAAGTATCAAGACCATGAAGCTCATATTAGAGTTCATATGGCGGCAGCTAATGATCCAAAGATAAAAGAGATCGTAGGGCAGTCACCTTTTGCAGGAGCAATACAGGCTGCTTTATCTGCACACATAACAGAACATGTGGCATTTCAGTATAGAAAAGAGATTGAGAAGAATCTTGGTGTTGCTATGCCTAATGAAGAAAAACCATTACCAGAAGATGTTGAAGAAGAGTTATCAAGGGTTACAGCAGAAGCAGCAGAAAAATTATTAAAATCAAATAATGCTGAAGCACAACAACAAGAAGCACAAAGACAACAGCAAGATCCTTTAACTCAAATACAACAAAGAGAATTAGTTATAAAAGAGCAAGAACTAGCACACAAGAAACAGATGGACTTGGCAAAGTTAGAACTAGAAGCTCAGAAAGCGATGATGAACAATGAAAATCAAGGTAAAAGATTGGAATCTGAAGACAAGAGAGAGGGTGCGCGTCTTGGTGTTGCCCTTACAAAAGCTGCTACAGACGCTGAACTTCAATCTCAAAAGATTAAAAACGAGGCTGTTTCAGAAGGTACGAGGATTGCGATAGACGTAGCAAAAGAATTAAGTAATGAGTAAAAATGAAACTATATACACATATATTATTAAAAAAGTTCAAGAGGAAGTAGATGCTGTCTCTGACCATCTTTCATCCGGCAGACCTAATAACTTCGAGGAATATCAAAGACTTGTCGGAAAAATCGAAGGTCTGTCTATTGCGCGAGAATTGTTGCAAGAAGCTGAAAAAAGATTTATTGAGGATTAGGGGTTCCCAACTAGTCAATAGTTGTGTATATTTAAAATAACGTTATTTCAGACATTGAGTCTGCAAGGTCACGGTGAACCTAAATCACTGCAAAAGGATCAGAGATGTACTCTGCAGAAAAACTAGAACTAGACGAAGATACTACTCGTAAACTACCTGAACCACAGGGTTATAAATTACTTATAGCAATACCAAAGTTAGAAGAAAAAACTAGTGGTGGTGTTATTATTCCAGACAAACTTAAAGGAATGGAGCAGACAGCTTCTATTATAGGTTTGGTCATAGCAATGGGAAAAGCTGCATATAAAGACGCAGACAAGTTTCCAGATGGGCCATACTGTAAAGAAGGTGATTTTGTTATATTCAGATCTTATTCTGGAACAAGATTTAAACTTAGAGGTGAAGAATTTAGATTAATCAACGATGACACAGTCGAGGCTGTAGTTGATGATCCTAGAGAATATACGAGGGTATAATGGAAAATACGGCAGAAAAAATAGAACAAGAAGTTAATATGGAAGATGAGTCTGTTGAGATTGAGGTTGTAGATGATACACCTGAAGAAGACAGAAACAAACCAAAAAGAGCAGAAAACGTACCGCCTCAGATACCAGACGATGACGAGATTAAAAGTTATTCTGGAGATGTGCAAAAAAGAATTAAGCAATTAAAGTACGAATATCATGAAGAGCGCAGGCAAAAAGAAGAGGCAAAGCGTTTAAGTGATGAAGCTGTCAATGCAACGCAAAAGTTAATGGAAGAGAACCAAAGACTTAAAAAAACACTTGATGATGGCGAGGGTGTTTTAGTTGAGCAGGCAAAAGGTAGAGTAGCCGCACAATTAAATCAGGCAAAACAAAAATACAAAGAAGCGTATGAAGCAGGTGATCCAGACAAATTAGTTGAGGCACAAGAAGAATTAAGTTCTATACAGAACGAAAAGTTTAGAGTTGATAATTATAAACCCCCGGTTAGAGCAGTAGAGCCAGAAGTGGCTCCTCCAACTCAGGCTCCTGTTCAACCAAAAATTAAAGAGCCAACGGGTAAAGATAAAGAATGGCTTGATAGCAATAATGATTGGTTGCAAAAAGACGGCTTTGAGGACATGACAGGTTACGCAATGGGCGTACATCAAAAGTTAGTCAAGGCAGGAATAAATCCAATGTTGGATACAGAAGAATATTTTAGAAGAATAGATGATTCAATGAGAAAACAATTTCCAGATCATTTCACAGACAAGCAGAATGTTGAGACAGAAGAGGTAGAAGCACCTCAACGACCTGCTGGTAACGTGGTTGCCCCTGTTAATAGAAGTGCAAAAAAACCACGCAAAGTG